TGGACGCCAGACTTCTCTGGGAGAATACTTCGACTGTTTGAAACAGGTGATCGTGAAGAAGATCGTGTTGTATCTAATCTAAGAGATATTGGTGTAGAGATTTGGGAAGTAGATCCAGAAACTGGCAAGCAAGTTAGATTTACAGAATGTGGTGGTCACTTTGCATTGTCTCTAGATGGCGTAGGTCTTGGCTTTCCTGAAAGCAGTAAGCCACACACACTTGAATTTAAAACGATGAACACCAGAAGTTTTAAAGATATCGAGAAGAAGGGATTGCAGAAAAGCAAGCCTATCTATTGGGCGCAATGCCAGATTGGTATGCACTTAGCTGAATTAGAGAACTGCTACTTCTTTGCAGTTTGTAAGGAGACTGACGCTATTTATGCAGAACGTCTAAAGATAGATAAGTCTGAGGCCATGCAACTTATTGAGAAGGCAAATAAAATTATATTTGCAGAGACGCCACCATCAAAACTAAATGAGGATGCAAGTTTTTGGCAATGCAAGTTCTGTCCGTATTGGGCTGTATGTCATGGATGCAAAATACCAGAAGTTAGTTGTAGGACTTGTAGCCATGTGACCCCAGAGAAAGATGGCACTTGGAGTTGCGCCAAAGGAAAGCCCACAGTTACCTGTGATGAACATCTATACATCCCACAAATCATGCCAAAAGATTTGGTGGTGCATGATGCTGGGGATGACTTTGTTGAGTATCAAGATCAAGACACTGGCGAGATTATTAAGAACAAGGGGAACAGCCAAGCTATCTTTGATGGGAGGATGGTGTAATGGTTTTAAATGTAAGATTGACTAGATCAGAAATGTCAGAAGTAAAACAAGCGGCGGCTTTACGTTGGCAATTGGCAAGGGCAAGCGGTGTTGTAAATCAACGCAAAGATATTAGATCAGATGCTGATATTGATCTTTTAGGTTTAAAGGCTGAAATGGCAGTCGCAAAAGCCTTACAGCTTCCATATAGAGCATCTGACCTTGGCATAGATAGTGGTGCTGATATGTGGTCTGAAGACGTAAGTATTGACGTGAAGGCAACGTATCATAAATCAGGCAAGCTATTATTTAAATCCTTAGATTCGTTTGTCGCTGAATACGCAATATTAGTTACCATATCTGATGATGAAGATGTGATGCGTATTGTTGGAGGTATGGGTAGAGATAGATTTAAATTAGAAGCAGTAGAGACAGACTTGGGTAGGGGTATATGTTGGGTTGCACCTCAAGACATATTAACACCCATAGAAGGCGTTTGGCTTACATTAACTCAGTGGAGGTTATGCAGATGACATTTACCCTTAGAGACTACCAAAAAGAAGCAATAGATGGGCTGTACAGCTACTGGGCAAGTAAGTCAGGGGATAATCCACTAATCGTTGCACCTACAGGCTCTGGGAAGACTGCGATCATCGCACAACTGATTTCAGACGCCATGAGCTACCACGGCACGAGAGTTATGGTTGTAACGCACGTTAGAGAGCTTCTGGAGCAAGGTGCTTCAGGATTGGTCAAACTGTACCCACAGGCTGATTTTTGCTTCTACAGCGCGTCTGTGGGTGAGAAGAGACTAGACAAGCCTATTATATTTGCAGGGATACAAAGTGTATGGGAGAGAGCCTACGAGATCGTCCCTGCAATTGATTTGATCTTAATTGATGAAGCTCACATGCTACCCAAGAATGAAGGCACTCGATACAACAAATTTATAGCTGACATGAAGAGTTGTAATCCAGATGTTAAAGTTGTTGGCCTGACTGCCACGCCATACCGATTAGACAGTGGATACTTGCACAAAGGCGAGGGGGCTATCTTTGATGGAATTGCACATGACATATCTGTTGAGATGCTCATGGAGCAAGGTTACCTGTCTCCTGTAATATCCAAAGGCGGAATTAAACAGATCGACCTGACAAATGTCAAGAAGCGTGGTGGTGAATTTATCGAGAGCCAATTGGCTACTGCCGCATCAGATCCAGAGTTGGTTGCGTCTACAGTCGCAGAGATCGTTGACTTGGGATCAAATAGGAAAAGTTGGTTGGTGTTTAGTTCTGGGGTCAACCACGCACGAATGTTGTCAGATGAATTTGAGTTTCACAATATATCAGTTGGAGTTGTCACTGGATCAGATGGAAAGAAAACCAGAGATCAGACAATTGCTGACTTCAAATCTGGCAAAATAAAATGCCTGATAAATGTGAACGTACTGACCACTGGATTTGATCATCCTTCTGTAGATCTCGTTGCGTTGGTTAGAGCTACAGCATCAACTGGTTTGTATGTGCAAATGGTTGGACGTGGAACTAGAATTGCAGATGGCAAAGAAAATTGCCTGATATTAGATTATGGTCAAAATGTTGAGCGTCACGGATTTATCGATAAGGTTAAGCCAAAAGATAAAATGAGTGGAGGAGATGGAGAAGCTCCAGTTAAGACATGCGAGAAATGCCAGACGATGGTTCACGCCGCCGCTCAAGTTTGTCCTGAGTGTGGATTTCAGTTTCCACCGCCTATGCTTAACCACAGTTCAAGTTCATACCGAGGTGCTATGTTATCATCTCAAGTGGAATCCGAATGGGTTGATGTCGATAGTGTGTACTATTCAAGACATAAGAAAGAGGGAAAGCCAGACAGTGTGAAGGTGACTTACCATTGTGGAATGATGGCAAACTCTGAGTGGCTGTGTCCAGATCATGGTGGATACGCCGCCAGTCGTTATAGATCCAGAAAGCCTTTGCTCAACTCAACGGCAGATACAACAGATGAAGCTCTAGACGAATCAAGTTCTTGGACAACACCTAGTCGCATAAAAGTTAAACCATCATCTCACAATCCAAAATACAAAGAGATTGTGGAATTTGATTATACACAAGTGGAGAAGAAACATGAGACGAAAACGCAAAACTCGGACTACTACGATTGGACTGGTGAAGACATCCCCTTCTGAGCATGACGAGCAAGTTGGATTTATCAATTGGTTTCGATCTAAGTATCCAGACATTTTGATCTTTGCAATTCCCAATGGTGAGAAGAGAGCCATTAGCGTTGCCAAGCGATTAAAAGCTGAAGGTGTAGTTCGAGGTGTACCAGATTTATATGTCCCTACTTGGAACCTGTGGATTGAAATGAAGCGAGTGTCAGGTGGAAGACTTTCGCCTGATCAGAAGGCAATGATAAATTATTTAGAAAATATTGGAAATACAGTTATCATAGGGAAAGGGGCAAGTGATGCCTCTAAGAAGGTATTGGAGTTTTGTGAGAAATGAGCATTCTAGTGACGCCAGCTAATTCAAATGACCTGACATATATTGACAGTTTACAAAAGAAAAATGCAGAAGAATTGGCGTTTTATCCAAAGATTGTTTTTGAGCGAGAAGTTGAGAATCACAGAATACTATTGGCGAGAGTTAACAACGAACCAGCAGGATACATTTATCATGGTGCATTTGGGCAGACTTTAAAGATACATCAGGCTTGCATTCAATATGATCTGAGAGGCCAACTATACGGAGCTGAACTGGTTAGAAATCTTGTTGAACTAGCCACTGGAATGTCTAGCAACGCAATTTCGTTGAGATGTGGATCAGACATAGAGGCAAATGGATTTTGGAGAAACATGGGGTTTTCATGTGAGAGGGTAACCCAAGGCGGAATACGGCGTAGGCGTGACATAAATCACTGGTTCCTGCAACTACAGCCAACTCTGTTCCCAATGGTAATAACAGATCCATCTAGCAAAAAGAAAGATGCATCAGTCTGGGCAAAAGGAAGAAAGAAAGGATTTTCTCAAAGCAGTTTCTTGCGTGGAAAATCCACAATAGATTATCGAAACGCAATTGAAGAGGCAGTGAAGGAAGATAAAAAATGAAAACAACAACTTGGGATGTCGATGACAACGGCATGAATATTTTGGAAGATGGCAAAAGAATTGCCAAGATAGATCCAAAGGAATTTGAGTTTATGATAGCTCAAATGCAACATCACTTAAAATGGAGAAGGGATAATTAAATGACGTGGGAAAAATACCAAGACCTCTATCGAGAGGCGTGGAGGATACAAGCTAAGAAAGATAAAGATGCCAATCCTGCACTAAGGTTAAGCCAGAAACCAATGAAGAATGCTACGTTAAGTAAAGCAGGTGCATCCAGAGGTGGCAAAAATAGCTCAAGAGTACACACACACATTCAAGAGCAACTTAGTCTATTTTAAAAAACCTTGTAAGTCATTGAAAACAAACAAAACTTTCCCCTTGATATACTACATTTAGTATGCTATATATTGTATGTAGAGAGAAAAGGAGAGTTTTATGAGACTTTACAAAAGTAATTCGGGTCAATGGTTTGGCACTCAAGCTGACGCTCGTCGCAATTCGCCAAGACAGTGGGTTGAGGTTGATGTTCCAACATCTAAGCAAGATTTGCTTAACTGGCTCAACGATAATAAAGTTGGTGGTATTAGCCAACAGACTTATTCTAAGCCACAGGCTCCATCAGAGCCGAAGCCAGAGCTATTGTCTAAGGATGCCGCTGGTTGGGTTTCTTGGGCTTACGAGCGTTTAAGAAGAGGCAAGAAGGCGGACGCTGAAGAGATGCTTCTCAAAGGCTTGAAGATACAAATGGCTCTTACTAATGTGGAGGGCGTGTAATGGCTAAGTTAAAAATCAAGCCAGTCAACCATGGCACTACAAAGGCGGATGTAAACCGCTACTGTGGTGCGGCAGTTGTCAGCGCAATTACTGGCATGACTACTGGGGAGGCGGCAAGACTTGTCCGCCACCTTAGTGGGGTGAGAAGTGTAAAGGGTACTAGCACTCGCCAGATCAGAGATGCCTTCAATGCATGTGGCATTCAATTTAAATCAAGATCATATGGTATGCGTCTTAACCGAACCAATGGCGTTACACTTGCTGGGTGGTTAAAAGGTTCTGTAAAGCATCGCAATGCCGAGCGTGTGTTTCTGATTGTTGCAGGACATCATTGGCAACTCGTTCAAGGGCGTCGATATGTTTGTGGTATTACGAAAGAGATCGTGAGCATTAAGGATAAGAAGGTGAAACGCCGCGCTCGTGTCTCTGAAGTTTATGAGCTTCAGTTGATGACAGCTTCAGGTAAGATTAAAATACCTGAGATATCTAAGAAGCCAAAGAACCCAAACTCAGGTGCGACTGCATCTAAGGCTAGAAGACTTGCCAAAGAGTTGGGCATCGAGATCGAGATCGAGCATTACTACGATGACGATGAGCCTAGATATTGGCTGGGTGGCTACGCTGAAGGCTGTGGGGATTACGTTGATCTTGGGGTTATTGAAACTCACATGGCATACTCATGGTCTGAAGTCGTTGACACATTACAGGCCATTAAAGATTATAAGTCGCAAGCAATAGCGGCTTAA